CCTTGCTGAAAAAGTAAAGGAGGCTTGGGATTATGATGGCTTACTTATTGACCCTATAAACTCTTTAAGAAAAGATTTAAAAAATACAAATGGTTACGAGTATAATTATGTACAACTGACCGACATACGAATCTTTTGTAAAAAATATAACATATCTACTTGGATATGCGCACACGCTGTAACTGAAGCATTAAGAAGAAAACACTCAGCTAATCACGAGTATTCAGGAATGACCCCTCCTCCAACAATAGGAGATAGTGAGGGTGGAGCTGTAAACGGAAACAGATGTGATGACTTTCTTATTTGTCATAGATACATAGCAAGTCCAGATGCTTGGATGTACACAAGATTGTATGTTGCTAAAGTAAAAGAGATGAGTTTAGGTTATAAACCTACAAGCCACGAAAGTCCTATATTATTTAAGTCAATACTTAATAACGTAGGCTTTGAAATAGGAGGTAAGAATTTAATAAAGTATAGAACTAAGAAACAATTAAAGATTGACAACACTCGAAAAAGTATTTAGTAAAAATAAAGATTGGGTAAGAATCTGTATGAGCTTTGGTTGTAATAAATCAACAGCAGAAGATTTAACACAAGAGATGTATCTAAAATTAGCAACAATGCTAAAAGATAATAAAGGTTTAGATATTTACTATGATGAAAGTCAAATTAATCATTTCTATATATACAGAATATTAAGAAGTTTGTTTATAGATTTATGTAGAAAAGAAAAGAAGATAACCAAAGTCAATATAGAATATCTTGAAAGGTATGTAGAGGAGGAAGAAGCAACAAACGATAAAGACATCTTAGGCAAAATGCAACAACTAAACAACCTTTTAGATAAAGTCTATTGGTATGATAAGAAAGTATTTGATTTAGTAAGCGATGGAATGAGCATAGCTGAATTATCTAAGAAGTCTGGCATAAGTTATTATTCTTTATACAATACATACAAAAATGTAAAATCGTTAATCAAACAAGAAATAAAATGGGATTAGGAACATTATTAGAAAAAATCATAAACGTAGTAACATTCGGTTATGGTAAACGTATGGCTACTTGGGTGGCAAAGAAATTAGGAAAAGATGACTGTGGATGTGAGGATAGAAAAAATAAACTAGATGATAAAGTACAGTTATGGTAGAAAAAGATTTAGAAAGATGGTTGGAATTAGTTAATCGACCTAAACAACACGAATTAAACAGAAGTCAAATAGAATTAGTTGCAGAGCTACACGCTAAGTATTATAATCATAAGCATGAAGTACCTTGCTCATGTAACGGAAGTATATACAGAAGATGGATAAAAGACCTTAATAAACTTGTATGAAATCATTAATAAAAAATAGAAACAGAGTAAAGCAAGTCTTAGACTTTACAGGCGTACAAAACAAAAAGATGCATCCATCAGACATAGATGCAGTACTTGAGTTTAACGATGAGGCTTTAATATTAATGGAAGTAAAATACAAGTACAACAAAATACCCATTGGACAGAAACTTCTTCTACAAAGAATAGCAGATAGGTGGGGAGAAAAAGCTATAGTTCTTAAAATAGAACATACTTTCAATAACGACAAACTAAACATACCACTAGACAAATGCGAGGTAACACAAATCTACTACAACAATAAATGGACTGTAATTGAAAGAACTAATGTGATAGATTACTTGAATAAATTAGGGCAGAAGTGGGATATACAAAAGTGTAGATTCTAAAAAAAAGTAATTAACATTTGTTTATATCGTTTTAATTCATTAGTTTTGATTATTATTAAAAACAAAAACTAAATTTTATTATTATGAAAAACGAAAAAAACATACCTAATTTTGATTTATTAACAGATAAACAAGTTGATAAAATAGTTAAAAATATGCCACACTATTTTGATTTGTTAGATTTTAAAAAGGATATAAAAAAACTAAACAATAAATTTTTTATAAAATATGTAGAGGCTATGAGAGAAGAATATGCAAGAAGAATTAAGAAAAGTCCACAAATGAGAAAGTATTATAATCAAACACAAAAAACTAAATAATATGAAAAAACTTATAGATGAATTAGTAATCTTAGATGACTGTGTATTCACAGGAACATTTAAATGGAGGTCAGAGATTGACCCTAATTGGACACCGAGAGTATGGAACGAAACCTTTGAATGTTGGACAAAAGATTACTGTGGCTAAAAAGATAGACAACCTTAAAGACCTAGAGATTTGGTCAGACTTACATTTCTTGACTTCTATTGTCTCCTCCCAATTAGATAAAAGAAAAACTAAGAATTTAGAGAAGATGTCCGAATCTTTAGTCAGGGTTGCTTTTTATTTCCAAGAGTATTCTAACAACATACGATTATATAAACAAGCTCTATCAGACTATAAGCTACAAAGAAACCGAGCTATAGAGAGAGCAAGAAAAGCAGAAAAAGAAAATGAAAAACTACGAAAACAAAATGAAAGCCTTAGCATTTAGTTACTTAGGTTTAATACTTTTATTTATATACATATTAATAACCAATTAAATTTAAATTATGAAAAACTTTCAAATTAAAACAACATCAAATTATAACATCTTCTTGCATGTTATAGGAAACAGAGAAATTAACAAAGCCAACGTAAATAGATTAAAAGAATCTATTAAAGATATAGGGTTGCAAGTTCCAATTTTAGTTAATCAAAACAAAGCAGTAGTTGATGGACAACATAGACTACAAGCATTAAAAGAATTAAATTTACCTGTATCTTATGTTGAATCTTCAATAACAAAAGAAGAACACATACCAGATTTACAAGTAAGTAAAGTTTGGACAGCTTTAGATTTTGCAAAAAGAAATGCTGCACAAGGAGATAAAGAATGCATAAAAGCATTAGATATTGCAGAGGAATGGCATGAACTAACAAAGAAAAAATTTTCTAAAATAAACATTATAGAATTATTAAACCAAGCTCATGCTTTAGGAATTAAAAAATATTTAAAAAACAAAATATATAAAGTTGATTTAGATAATGCAATTAGAGTTTTTAACTGCCTTAACATACTAAATAAAAATAAGTCTGTAAGATTTAATCCATATACAGCAACAAACGCAAGAGCTTTAAAAAGGTTAAACAAGAACATGAAAGGTTTAAAATATAAAGTAATAGAGAAGTTTAACAGACATTATTTAGATTCTTTTACTTCTGGTCAAGAACAATATAATTATTTAAAAGATTTATATAAAAAATATGATAGATGATATTCAACTCTTAAACGGAGAACGATTTAGACACGATGAAATATTAGAACTCATGCTAGATGATAAGTTCTATTACGATTACTTAGGCAAAGCAGCACTAAGCTCCTCATCAATTAAACTACTCTTAGATAGTCCTAAGAAATACAAATACGTTATGCAATATGGCTCTCCCTCTACACAAGGTTTAAGAGATGGTTGGTTGTTTCATACTTGTATCTTAGAGCCAGAGGTATTTGAGAAACAAATATTTGTAAACGTACAATCTAAAAACACTAAGGCTTACAAGTTAGCTAAGGAAGAACATGGTAAGGTATTTACTATGAAAGAAAAGAATGATGCAGAAAGATTAGCTGATGCCTTTCTAAGAAACGAACACGCATTACAACTAATAACAAACTGTGAGTTTGAAGTTCCTGCAATAGGAATGGTACAAGGCTATCCATTTAGAGGTAAAGCAGATGTCTTAGATTCTTATAGAGTAGTAGACCTTAAAACAACAAGCGACTTAAAAGCATTCCCTTATGCTGCAAGAAAATATGGATATGATGTACAAGTGTATATCTATTCAGAACTGTTTAATAAGCCTTACGAGGAGTTTAAATTCATAGCTATAGACAAAGGAAGCCTTGACATAGGAATCTATGATGTTAGCGAGGAGTTTTACAATTCAGGAAAGGAGAAAGTAACCAAAGCATTAGAGACATTTGAAACATTTTTTATTAACGGAGCAGACATAGATAGTTACTGCATAAAAGGTACTTTATGAAAGAAGCAAACAAAATAGCAAAACATATTATAGATATATCAGGTATTAACGTATTTGAGAATTCAAGAAAAAGAAAATACATAGAGATGAGGTCTTTACTTACATTTATGTTGAGGCATCATTGTGATATGAAGTTTAAGGACATTAGAGATTTCTACGAATCAAACGGAAAGAGTTACGACCATGCTACAGCTATATATAGTTTAAAAGCATTTGAGATGCATAGAAGATACAACGACAAGCTAGACAAGTATTTCGATATAGTTCTTCTAAGAGTAAGAAACAAATCAAAATTAAGAAAAGCACTAATAAACCACATAGTAGACCATACTAAAGAAAAAGACTTAAAAAGATTATTAAAAATAGTAGACAAATTAAAAGATGGAAAAGAACAAAGAAAAGAGAAAGCAGATACCTCTGTATAAAGGACTAATAAAGTATTTCCCAGATGCATTATGCGAAGTAGCAAGAGTAAGCTACATAGGAAGTAAACAACATCATCCTGATAAAGAAATACATTGGGATAGAGAAAAGAGTAGTGATGACTTAGATGCACTTATGCGACACCTAATGGAAAATGGTATGCACGATATAGATGGAGTAAGACACTCTGCAAAAATAGCTTGGAGAGCCTTAGCACACTTACAAAAAGAAATAGAGGGAGACAGAGGCGAGGAGTGGTACATAGACCAATACAATCGCAATAGACTACCACACGACCAAATAATATCAGGAACAGAATGAAGCCAAAGAAGTATACTACGATACAAAGAATAAAAAGATTAGAGAATATAGTTAGCCAAATCTATATGAGTGTAGAGGTGATAAAGAAACAATTAGATGAAAACAGTAAACACGATTAGTGGAGGTAAAACATCTGCATATATAGCTGCACACTACCCTGCTAATTATAATGTGTTTGCATTAGTTAGAATTGAAGATAAAAATTGTTTATTTTCTGACAAAAAAATAAGACAAATAGTAGAGGACAGAATACAAGCACCTTTTATAGGAACAGCCGAAGATGATATAATTATATATACTATATTAGATTTAGAACAATATATAGGAAAAAAAATAGATTGGGTTACAGGAAAAACATTTGACAAAGTTTTAGACACAGCAGGTACATTACCTGACCCTCTTAGAAGATATTGTACTACACAAATGAAACTTGAGCCAATATTTAAATGGTGGCAAGACACGATAAATAAACCATCAGAATTCAGAATAGGTTTTAGAGCAAATGAACAACGTAGAGCTAAAAGAACTTTAGACAAAACTAATGCTAATGGTTTCTTAGAAATGAAAGCTGTTATAGGTAAAAGAAAAACAAGAAACAAATGGGGAATGATAGAATGGCAAAAGCCTACATTTCCTTTAATAAAAGACAATATATACAAAGACAACATAGAACAGTTTTGGAAAGATAAGCCTGTAAGATTTGCTTGGATGAATAATTGTGTAGGTTGTTTTCATAAAAACCCATTACTTATAAAAAAGATGCACACTAAACACAAAAACAAAATAGAGTGGTTTGCAAGTAAAGAAAGAATAAAGCATAATAAAGATGTTTGGTATAAAGACAAGAACTTATCATTTAGTGAAATAATTAAATGGGATAATCAAACAGAATTATTTGAAGATGACTTTAATGATTGTGATAGTGGATATTGTGGTTTGTAAAATTTAAAATTATTACGTTATATAATTGATTAATCAATCTTTTTTCAATTATGGATAAACGTAAATTTAATGGAGGTAAGCGTGAGGGTGCAGGTAGAAAACCTAAATCTGAAGAATCAAAATTAATAGAAAAGCTATCTCCGTTAGAGCCTTTAGCATTTGAAGCTCTTAAAAAAGGTTTAGAGAAAGGCGACTTTAAATATGTACAACTATACTACAACTATGTAGAGGGTAAACCAAAAGAAACAAAGGACATACACATAAACGAAGATGTACCTTTATTTATTGATTAATGCAAGTAACTAAAACCTCAGCTCTACATAAACTTAGAGAACTTAACAAAAGAATTAGGATAATAAGAGGAGGCTCATCAGCAGGTAAGACAATAGCCATTATAGCAATCCTAATAGACTATGCAATTCGCAACAAGGGAAAAGAAATAAGCATAGTAGCTGAATCAATACCACACTTACGTAGAGGTGCTTTAAAAGACTTCTTAAACATCTTAAAGGGATTGAATAGGTATGATGATAGAAAGTTCAACAAAAGTACCTTAAAATACGAATTTAGTAATGGTAGTTATATAGAGTTCTTTAGCACAGACCAACCAGACAAACTAAGAGGAGCAAGAAGAACAGACTTATTTATAAACGAGTGTAATAATGTTAGCTTTGATTCCTACCAACAATTAGCAGTTAGAACATCAGGCAATATATGGCTTGACTATAATCCTGCTAATTTATTTTGGGTAGATAAAGAACTAATCGGACAGCAAGATGCGAACTTTATAACCTTAACTTATAAAGACAACGATAGTCTTCCTGAATCTATAATTAAAGAAATAGAGAAAGCAAGAGAGAAAGCTAAGACCTCAACCTATTGGGCAAATTGGTGGAAAGTATATGGACTAGGACAAATAGGTAGTTTAGAGGGTGTATGCATTCCTGATTGGAAACCTATAGACCAAATACCAAGTGAAGCAAGATTACTTTGCTCTGGTTTAGACTTTGGATATTCAGTAGACCCATCTACTATTATAAGACTATATAAATGGAATCATGCTTATATATTTGATGAGGTATTATATAGAAAGGGAATGTTAAATAGAGACCTCAGCTTCTTCATCAAACAAAACGAGATACGAGAACACATATACGCAGATAGTGCAGAGCCTAAGTCTATTCAAGAACTAAGAAACTATGGACACAAAGTATTCCCTGTATCAAAGGGTAGAGATTCTATAGTCTATGGGATAAACCTAATCAATCAAAACGAAATCTATATCACATCAAGTTCTAAGAATCTAATTAGGGAGCTGCAAGGATATGTATGGGATAAAGACAAAGAGGGTAACAATCTACAAAAACCTACAGGTACACACCCTGACTGTATTGATGCAGCGAGATACGCTTTAATGATGCAACTAAAGAATCCGAACAGAGGACAATAC